ATGACGAAGTTTTCCCAGCTCGCGGCGGGGCTCGGGCTGTTGGCAGCGATAGCCGCTTCACAGTCCCAGTTTGTTGCGGGCGCTGCAGGTTTAGTCGCGCTCGGCGCCGCCTCTATCTCCTCACCTGCCTTTGCGCAAAATCAGCCATGCAATGATAATGGTACACATTGCTCGATGGTAAAGGCTTATAACCGAACGAACGTGACCCGTTGTTTTCGCTTTTACCTGCCGACGGGAACGCGGCAGTTCACCCCCGCTGACGGGACCCATATGGACCTCGGGGGGTTACATCCTGGCACCAGTTTTACATATTCCATTTTTGGATCGACTTGCGGCGGCGCCGCGTGGTCGACGCGAACCTACACTGTGGCCGCTGTCGATGGCCAACGGCTCGAAATCTTTGAAACGCCGGAATAAAAATTCCACTCCTTCCTGCTCCCCGATGCAGCTTGCTGCATCGGGGTTCATCCGACGACGTTGTAGCGTCCTTGTCGCCTGGGTCAGCGTCGGTGACGCTGACTTTCTTGTATTTGCCTGACGAGGTTGGCCGTAATCGGCTCCTCGAGACAGATTGTTCCTTGAACCGTGTGGTCATATCTCCATCTAAGTAGCTCAACAGCGAGCAATGCCCTTCCTTCAGCTCTCACCCCTGCGACCAAGCACGATGTTGCACGATTTAGCCCCCGGGGCTTGCATGCTGTTGAGACATTCATGTTGCGAACCGAAATGGTTCAAAGCAGCAAAGGAAACAAAATGATACCCGTCTCTTCACTCAATGGGCGAAGGCTGCTAACCGCGTTGATGTTCGTTTTTGTTTGCGGACTATCGATCCCGGCGCGCGCGGCTGACGTCATTGATCACGATAAGGTCGTAGGATTTCAGGAGAACGTCTCCGCCTTCCTCAAGAGCTTCCAGCCATATCTCAAGGTCTTCAACGGCTGTGTCCCTTTCCCCGCCGTGGATGCTCATGGGAACGTCAGCGGTGGTCTGGCGCCGTCGGGAGCGATGAACGGCCATTGCGCCCGCAGCATTGGACAGGTCTACGTCAGAGCGACGCTCTTCGGGGACCGGTGCGGCATCATGTACGCTTGGTACTACCCCAAGGAGATGAACGTCGACGGGCCCGGCAACATGGGGCACCGATCTGGCTGGCAAAATATCGTCGTCTGGACCGATGCTTGTAAAAGCCAGTCACACGTTATCGCGGTCAGCTACTCGAGCCATGACCATTACATCCGGGACACAGATCCCTACATGAGAGGAACACATCCGAAGGTCGCCTATCAACGGAACCCATTTCCACTCAACCCTTCACTGTCGGGTACTCGGACAATTGGCGGGACGCAGCCTGCAATCAGCTGGGAGGCCATGACGCAGGCAGCGCGAGATGCGCTTAACGAGTATAAGTTCGGCAAGGGCGTACCATTCAACGATGACAACTTTCTCTACAAACTGGGCAAAGCCTATTAATTACAACTGCAATCTCTGCGAGGCCTAATTTCGATAATGATTGGCGCCGGCTTCTTGCCGGCGTCTCTTTGCGCGAGGGCACCGCTCGTGGGCACCTTGGAGATGGCGAGTAAACCATAAAGCGACGTCGAGGAAGGCGCCCAACCTTTTGATCGCGTACTGACCCCCTGGACGATACTCTGCTGCAAGCCGTGAAACTGAGGCCACGGGTCTTGCAGCACTAGCAACTATCGGAAAGGAGCACGGCTACGAAGCGAGATCAGCCCGATCAGCAAAAGCGTCTAGCGATTTTCAACCTTTGTCGCAAGCCACCGGATGAACAGCACCTCGGACCCGCGCGGCCCGAGATAGGCGAGCGCAGCAATCAAGCCCGTCGCCATCGGTTGCTCCAGCGCCAGCCATGACGCCAGCGCCTCGCCGATGAAGGCCATGCCGACGGCGATCGGCATTTCCCAGAGCAGCTCCTTGCCGAAGAACTTCCGGCGCATTTTCCGGACTTCATTCGTGTGCCACATCAGCCGGCCGACCAGCGCGCCGATCATGGTCGTTGCCGCGCCGCCAAACCAGGCATTGAGCAGTTCGATCAGAGACGAATATTTCTGCGACATTCAGCGCCCTTCCCCGTGTCTCGCGCAGTCCCCTTTTCGTCCACACCGCCGCGGCGCAGATGCCGACGACGGTCCGGTGGATCTTCCGTTGATCTGCCGGCGTCGCGCCGCGCGCGCCGATCAGGTCAGTCCCGACGATGCTTCTAAGGGCCGTCGCACTCCCCGGCCCCGAAGTTCCACAGCCCGCCAGCAGCAAGGCAAGAGTCGCAATCATTGCGCTTCGAATGAGCGCGGCTGGCCGATCATTGTTCTGTCTCTCAATAGCGGTTTTAGCGGATCGGGCACCGTCCTCGCGGATCTCGACGATCGCCCAGGTGATGGCGGGGAGCACGAGCACGCCGCCGAGGATCTTTGGCCAGTCGACCATCACTTCAACCCCAGGGCACCACGTACCGCCGGCATGGAGGTGATCGCGTAGACGGCGAAGCCGAGGATGGCGACGAGGATGGCGATCTGCACCCGCCAGTCGAGCGCGACCAGGTTCAGCTCCTTCAAACCGGTGACGATCGTGCCGCTGGCCGTCAGCAGCCAGGTCCAGAACCGGCCGGACTTGCGCACCGGCTTCGCTTTCGGCTTCGGACTGGGCGAAGGCTCGGGACGAGCTTCCGGCTCCTCTACCGGTTCGTGCGGCCGCCGCGCCGCCTCAAGCACCTCTTGCAGCACCGCCTCGACCTTCTCCGGCCTCACCAGCGCCTTGTTGAGCCCGTCGCCGGCATAATAAGACTGCCCGCGTTTCAAAACCCGATGCGCCCCCTTGCACGAAACCAGCACCGGAAAGGAGGCCCATTCCTTCGCCAGGTTTTCTGCGAACTGGACGAGGCTGATCTTACCAACGATGTACTCCGGGTAGCCGCGCCGCACGAGCAGCTTGTAGGCGAGCCGGTCCTGCAGATCGGGCGTGAAGACATCTTTTCCGCTGATCGACGTGACCTGCTTCGCAAGATCGATCAGCGTCGCCCGCATGAACTGATAGCCGCCAGCCGCGCTAGAGCCGAACCGCTTGGACCACTTCGCCTGCGCATCGACGATCTCACCATAGGTCATGGCGGTGAGCGGTTTCGGCAGCTTGGCCTGGTTATGGCCGTAGATCACGTCATAGGACGCGCGGTCGCTCCGCCCGACTTCCGTTTCACGGATGAAGTCGAGCAGGATCGCCGCGCCGGGGGGCACGGTTCTGTCCATCTGATTTTTCCTTTGGGTTTGGGATTTAAGCCCGTCTTAGCGGGAATGCGGGAATTCACTCGACCAGCAACGGAAACCGTGCCCATATAGTTGAGCCGGGGCCGTCGGTCGGATCATGAAGGGCAAGCACAATGTCTTACGAGTGGGACCCCAAGCGAGCTCATCGGAAGAGCGTGATCAGGTTCCTCGCCGCGCTAGCCGTGCCAGCCATATTGCTCAGTTCAGCGATTGCTGTCGCCGAATGGGCGAGAGCCCCAACCGCTACAGCTGCGGCGGCCACTGAAAGGCCGGCAGCTCGGCCATGAACTCTTCGACGCTGGGCTGCGCTCGCTCGCCGGCCAGCACCTTCACCAGCTCGGCAGTGGAATAGGTCCACACGACCGATCGCCAGGCGAAGAGCGCCTCGCCTTCGGCCGAGAACTGCGGGTTCGGATCGCCGCGATAGGTGATGGCGGTCTGGATGCCGTCATATTGCCGCTCGCGCGCTTTCGAATCGAGATGCGCCTGGATGGCGGCGGAGTATTGCGCCTGCAGTGCCGCGCGGGTTTCGGCCGCCTTCTGCTCGGCCGTGACAACTTTCGATAGGTCAACCGTCCACATCGGCGGGCTTCTCTTCAGCAGGATCAGGGATCGACGGCTGCGGATCGGCCGGCAATGCAATCACCCCGTCGGGCGGGTCGATGAGTGGCGGAGGAAATGCAACGGCCTGAGAAGGGCCCGGTCCGTGCGGCAGGATGAGCGTCAGGTGAAGCTCGCCGGCGATCCGTTCGACGGGGCCGACAAGCCATTCACAAGGAACCTCGCCGGCCGGGATCGTCGCGCCGTCCGGCAAGGTCGAGAAGTCGAATGGCACACCGTTGATCGTGAAAACGTCGCCTGCCTTGGTGACCTCCAGGAGGTCATCGCGGCGTTGGGGAGAGAACTTGATTTGCATTAAAACCACCTTCCGTAAGCTGACCATTCATAGGGAACATCGTTTGCGGTCGAGCCCGACACGCCCATCCTGACGGCGGCATTGGCGCCGTTCTTGGAGTAGGCACCGAGGACTGTGAAGCCGCGGAAGGTCGGGAAGACCGATACCGAGTAGTTTGTGTTCGAGAACGTCGCCGGGAAGCTGATTAGCGCGTTGCCGGTGACCGAGGCTCCCGAGGTAGATCCGAAGTGATTGTTGAGGGCAGTCGAGACGTTAATGGTTCCAGTCCCCCAACAAATCTGTGTGCCGTCCGCAAACCGCACGTACTCGCCGTTGGCGTTGCTGCCCCGCTCGATGATTGCGCCAGCCGGGAAGCCTGCCGAGTTTGAGGCAGTGCCTACAACCGGAAGCTCGACAATCGTCCAGTCCGTCCAGCTTGTGCCGCCGTTGACGGTGTTCCTTCTGAAGACCTGGTTGTTGTCTCGGTAGAAATATTGAAACACGGCGTTGGAGCTTCGCTGGAGAACCACGAGCGTGCCTGTCGTGGCTACCGAGGCGGCTCCGGCATAGGTGTTGGCCCAGTTCCCCGAGAGTGTGTAAACGCCGGCAATGGTGATCGTGTTGAGGTCGCCATCGACCAATCCGACATCACTGTTAGCAGGGGATCGAACGGATCCACCCCATACAGGACCAAGCTTCAGCAGTGCGTCGAGCACACCCGTCGACGAAAGCAGGTCTCGCCCCTTTGCCTTGATGTCCGCCAGCGCGCCCGAGTTTGCACCGGTGAAGTAGGCGAACTTGTCCGCCGCGGGGTCGAGCCCGGTCAGCGCCGTGAGCGCCGCATTGTCGAGCCGCTGGATATAGGTCGAGAGCGCCTGGGCGTTGACGGTCTGCTGCTGCAGGTAGGCCGTATCGCGGATGATCCAGTATCCCTGCCCGGCCGCCGTGGTGCCTCGCCAGGGCTTGGCCAGCGTCAGTTGCGTGTTGCTGTCGACGGAGAGGATCGGGACCGGGTTGCCGTTGCTGCTGTCGAGGCCGAAGAACCCGCCGGCGATCAGTGCGGTGGCCCAAGCGGTCCCGGAGCCGGTGACAACGGCGCTGCCGGCGGTCACGGAAACCGTGCCGGTTACATAGGGTATCGTCATGTCAGGAGTTCCTAAGCTGGGATGCCGAGAATGTAGTAGCGGATGCCGAGCACGTGATCGGCGCCTTCCGTGCGCCACGTGCCGGGATCGTCTGCATCGTTGTAATAGTCGCCGGGCTGCCCGCGATGGGTGACAAACGTGGCGCTTGTCTGTGTGAGCCGGCAATGGGAACTATCACCACACTCAAAATTGCTGTTGGTCGAATAGACGCGTTGCCGAACGGTCGGAAGCTTGATCGATTCGGTCCAACTACCAACGTTCGTTTCGGACCCCGCCCCGTGCTTGGTCATGTATTTGACCATAGGGAACATGCCGGAAGCGTCAAAGTTGATGACCGTTTGGAGCGGGCTTCCTACCGCAACACTGAAATAGCCTTCCGCAATGATTTGCACACAAGGCCAGCGCGTATCGATGATGATATCCGCCCATGATGGCGGGTTGGCTGAACCAGGGCGCAAGAACTGCACAACGTCTTGGCCGCCTTCCGTGAATTCCCTTAGCACGCGGTTACTGCCATTCGTCGGCGGGTCTCCTGCGTCAAGGTAGAGCATGAACCGGGCGCGCATCGTATCGGACGAACTGAAATAAATTCGCGAGCCGCTGAACCAATAATCCGCACCCAGGCCGTTGCTCATGTTCGGATTGAACGGGTAGTAGATCATTGATCCCTCGTAAAAATGAACATCAAGGGCGATGTTTCCCGGCAGCGTGATGCCCGTCTCATAGAAGGATTCACCGGCAGGAATTGCGATGTCTGCAGCGGCAATGACCTTGACCGGCACACGGCGGCTGTCGAACGAAACTTGCCATTCGTTCGCCGTCTCCGCGTTGTAGCCGGGCTTTGCGATGATCATCTTATCGGATCGGAGAATGATGTTCTTCGATCCATTTGGCGCCAAGGGCGGCGCTTCCAGCGACGGGTCTTCATTGCCGGGCAGGTTCCACACGATCAACCGCTTGTCTCGTGACAAGAAGCGGTTGTATGCATCGTCATTCGTTGACGTGGTGATTTTGGCGTAAGTACCGTAGGGGAAATCACCCCATTGACTGACACTGCCGCTAAAGTTCTTCATCCACGGGGCCTGATACCAGTTCCCCATAAAGAAATAACCGCCTTGATCGTTATAGTATTTCCCTGAATAGCGGCGCTGAATTCGCTGCTGGTTGAAACGCCCGGTGTTCGTCCGTGTGGCTTTCACGTCAAACAGGGGCATATTGTATTTGCATTTCGGGAATGCGGAATTGCGGAACAGCCATGTCGACTCCCCGCCGCCTGATCCTTCCATCTTCTGATAGTTGGACGCGTTCGACCCTGCCGGGTAATAATTGTATTGGACACTTCCGCCGGAGCTAATTTGATTGATACGCTCGATATGCGCAATCGACGCGTTCAGAGCGTATTTCGAGTTATAGAGGAACTTCGACCGCTGACTGTCCGGCGTCGTTCGCGGATCGTCAGCGTCGTTCTTCATGATCTTGATGCAGCCGGCGCCGGTCGAGTCGACGCCAATCATAGTCCTGGTCATCAGCTGAAGATCTCGATCGTGCCGTTGTTGAGGTCGATTTTCATCTTGCCGTTCAGCGACTGAAGGAGACCGGCATTAACCGTGCCGATGTTGGCAATCGCCAGCTTCAACTCTCCGTCTTCGAAGACGAGTGGGTAATGGCGGCTGTTGCCTGACGTGACGAGGAACTGATCTGCCTGCACGGCCATGCGCGACTTCTGCACACCGCCTTCGGTGTAAAGCTCGACATAGAAACCCGACACCTTGAAGCTCTGGTTGGTCCCGGCCCGCAACAACACCGAGAAACGGGCATCAACGCCGGTCGGCGCCGCGACCGCCTCGAACTTCACCAGCCCTTGTGCGAACCGGCCGTTGAAATCAGCGCTCACGCCGCTGATACTGCTCGCAAGTGCGCCGTCGCCGTCTGCGCGAGCGGTCTCCTCGGCGATCAGGCGGGCGAGGTTGCCATCGACTTCAGCGTCGAGTGTTGTGATCGAGCTTGCGAGGGCGCTGTCCGTCGTTGCGCGCACGGTCTCCTCGGTGATCAGCCGCGCATGTGTGGTGCCGAGGCTCGCCTGCAGGTACGTGAGCAACTGCGCCATCGCCTCGTTCTCGGAGACGCGAACCCGGCGCTCCTCGGTGATCTGCGCCAGCGCATCACCTATGGTGGCAACGATCTGCTGGCGCTCGATCTGTCCGACTGCGCCTTCGAGCGAGAACGCATCCAGCAGCTCGACCAGGCGCGGCCGGAAGAATTCGTCCATCTCCTGCTGCAGTTCCTTGAAGCGGTTGAGCGCGTCGTCCTGTAGTTCCTTTAAGCCGGTCAGCAGCGTCTGCAAGCCGGTCGGCTGCGCCGTCGTCATCCAGGGCGTGAAGGTGCGCAGTCGGTCGGGCACAGTCGTGATCGTCGCCCGGGCATTGTAGACCTTACCGGAGACGACGTTCTTCGTGGTGCGGAAGCTACCGTCCTCGGGTGAGGTGCACTGATCCTCGAAGATCTCTGTCGTGCCCTCGATCTGATAGACAAAGCGGACGGCGGTGATCGTCGGATCGTCCGGCGGCGTCGGCGGCACGACAATTGGGCCGGGCTCGATGCCGTCGTCGTCATAGATCGCCGCACTGGTCTCCGAAAGCACCAGCGTGATGCGCAGCCGCTCGTCGGCCCGCCATTCGCTGATCAGCCAGGTCTTGCCACGCCAGGTGATCCACTCGCCTTCCTGTACCGCCAGACCAAAGCGACGGCTGACGGGAACCGTCGCCTTGCCGCCCATGCGGTTCTGCCGGTAGCGGATATTGAGCAGATACTGCGCGATGTCCGGATCGGTGACCTGCAGGAAATCGATGCTCGTCTGCCGGTTACGGCCGTCGGCGGCGATGTCCGCATTCACATAAACCGGCTTCAGGCTCTCCGGGTTCCACATCGACTCGATCGAGGTGAACTGGCCGGAAAGGTGGTTGAAGCGCTCGAAAGCCGAAGGCCGGAACTGCACGTCCTTGGCGCGGTCGATCGGGATGTCGGCTGCAGTCAGGTCCTTGACCGGGATCTGCGGTGGACCGGGAATGACGCCGGAAAGGCCGCGGCGGTTAAGCCCATAGCCGGCCATCGCGTCATCAAACTGCTTCAGCACCTCGGTGTGATCATCGTCGCCACTGACGAAGACAGAGCACTCATAGGTCTTCTTGCCGTTGCTGCGCAGAGTGTCGCAGACGTTCATGGCGACGAAATAGGTGGCGAGATCGATCTGGCCGAGGCTCTTGCCCTCGCCGATCAAGGTCCGGCCGGAGACAAGCGCACGCAAGCCCAGCTGGTAGTTGAGCCGGTGCACGGCCGGGTTCTTCGTGTGCACCCAGGTCGACGGCGTGTTCAGCCGCTGCGGCCCGGACCCACCGGCAACCGTCGAGTCCTTGCGCGGGTCGTATTCGCGCAGGCCGCGCAGCACGAAATCGATGTCCGGCTTGCCTCTGCCGGCGTCGCGGAAGAACTCGAGATGGTAGTAGCGCTCGACGACGACATAGCACATGCCAGCAAGTTTGCTGGTCACCTTCCACTTGTTGCCGAGATTGGCCGTGACCTCGACGAGGCGCTGGTCGACGCCCTGTCCCGGCTGGCCGTCATAGAAGCGGATCGAGATCGCGCTGTTGCCGTCGCCGTCGATGAAGCCCTGGACGCCGTAGCGTGCGACCTCGTTGCCGATCGTCGCCTGCGCCACGAGATCGTACTTCTCGCCGTACATATAGACGTACGGCTCCAGCCCGTCGCACCAGCCGTTGGCGAGGATGAAGACCTCTGCATTGCGCTTGTTGCCCTTGTCCCACTTGGCATAGAAGGCGCGCTGGCCCTTGGTCTTGCCAACGCCGTAGAGGGTGCCAACCGGCACGTCGCCGCCGAACTGAATTTCGCCCTGGACGGCCGTGTGCTTCTGCTTGCCCTGTTTCTGCTGGGTAAGCTTGCCCACGGCAAACTTGGCGCCGAAGGCCAGCGCGCCGCCGATCAGGCTGGTGGCAAGCGCAGAGCCGCCGAACAGCGCGCCGGCGATTGCCGTGGCGATTCCTGTGAAGATTGCCATGATGAATTATCCGAGGTGAAAGGCTGCGATGACGTCGGCGAGGCGGTGATCGCTGCGGCCGCGTTCGGTTTTGGTGACGAAACGGGCGCCAAGGCAGACGCCAACATGCTCGGCGCCATCGGCAAGACTCAGGATGACGAGATCGCCGAGCCGCGCTTCTGCGCCGCCCTTCGGCTGCTGGCCGAGCTCGGCCGCGAAGAAGCTCACCAGGGACGTGTGCCCGCGCCGGCGCAGCGCCCGCTGCGCACCGGCGAGCGTGCGGTAGGCGGCGCGGTACTTGTCGGCGAGTGCCGAGCCCGTCAGCGCGTCGATGACGGCGCAGCCGAGCATGAAGCAATCGGCCGATCCATAGGCATAGGGTTTCGCAAGCTCACGCGTAAGCGTGGCCTCGACGATGCGGAAGCGGTTCATGGAATGTCTCTGAAGGAGTGGTATGGACGGCAGGAGGCGGACCCGCTTTGTCCCCTAAGCGTTCCGTAGCCGTTCTATACTCTATGATTTAGACTAGGTTCAAATTCATGGAAGGATTCGGGTTTTGAATTCTGTAGGTGGCGCTTCTATGAAGAGGAGATAACGCGCCAAGCGCATTCAGCGCCATGGCAAGGAACTCTGGATCGCGTGCACGCGCGGCGCAGCTATCAATTATCCATTGGCAGGCCCAATGGCCGCGCTCTCCACGGTCTCCGCGAATCGATCACTCTCCTAGCAAAGGACAACGAAATGGTCTGCGAATACTTCCATTCCCTAAAGGCGTTGAAGCTGCCAGCCTCGCAACGGCAGGACGACACCAGTCCCTCAACACCAGTGGCTTGCCAAGTGGGCAAGTCTGACACGAAGGGGATCCGAGGCGAAGAAGCTCAGGCTCAAGACGGAGGCGTTGTACGAAAGACGCGGTCAGCTATGAAGCGCGTCTCCATCAGATCCGTAGCGATCTCCTGTTTTCTGTTCGCTGCCCCATCATTCGCCGCCGCAGACAACGCTCTGTTTTCCTCCGACGATGGCAACGTCGTCGTTTTCGGCGATATCGGCCTCGCCAACATAAAGGCGCAGGAATTTTTCTATGTCGGCGACCACAAGATCAGCCAGTTGAACTGGGAGAGTAAAGGAGTCACTCTTTTCACGGTTGGCGTCGACGGGCAGATCGACAACGACTGGAGCTTGAAGGGCAGCGTCAAAGTCGGCACCGGCGGCAATGGTCACCTGGTTGACTACGACTGGACGATCATCGAGCGCGAAGACTGGAGCGACCGCTCAATCCACCCGCTTACCGAACTCGATCACTATGTCGCCGCAGCGATCGAGTTGGACCGGATCATCTACGGCAACGACACCAGCAGTATCGCGGTCGGCGCTGGTATGCGCTATACCGACGTCAAATGGACCGCCTATGGCGGGTCAGGCATCTCTACGAAGAAAACGTTCCGCGATAAACGTTGGGAATTGCTAGACTGGGAAAGAGGCGTAAGCTACCGGCAAAAAATTCCGGTGGGCTTCCTCAGCCTGAGCGGCGAACACGTCCTCGGCGATCTTACCATCAGCGGCGGCCTTCAGACCGGTCTGAGCTTCGGCATCAAGAGCATCGACGACCATTGGCTGCGCAACCTGCGTTTTTCGGATGACATGTCTCCGGCACCGACAATCGGCGCCAATGTCGCCGTCAGCTATGCGGTGACGCCAGGTGCTTCGCTTTATCTGTCCGGTTCGTTCGAGCGGGTGTTTCACAGCCGCGGGGACAAGGAACGTCAGAACTTCGCGACAGGCGAAATTGAATTCCGCAAGGATTATGCCGGGGCCACGTTCGAGGCAATGTCAGTCTCCTTCGGGCTAAAGGGCACGTTTTGACGTGCCCGCGTTGCCGCTATCTTTATCAGAAGACCATCGCCGCGCTCTTGCCAGTCTGACAATCCCGGACATAACAGCTCTGGAAAATACGATCGGGCCGATCGAAACCGTTCGTTTGGCGTAATCGTGGCGGACACTATGCTGGTGTGCATAGTGTCCGCCACGCTTAAGTGGACACTGATCTCGGAGAAGCGCGCCGAAGCGCAATCGACCTCTCCGGCCTGCGGAGGCAGCTTATCTACATCGAGATCAGCGCGACACCTGTCCCCATTCCTCGGGGATGGTCGCGTTCGTCGCCACGTGCTCCAGGCCCGTATCGGTTGGATTATTGTCGAACTGCTGCTCGGCCTGCGAGCGCTTGACGCCGGTCGAGCCGCGTGCCGATCGTCCCGGCGGTTGCAGATCGATCATCATCGTCAGCGTCCGCTCAGAGCCGGAAACCGCGCCCTCGTTGTAGCGCACCTGGTCGATCTCGTAGATGGTCGAGACCAGCACCCCGACGACGTTGCTCGTGTTCGGCTCGCCGGCGAGCGAGGTGATGATGACGGGCGCGTTCTGGTAGTTGAACTCCTCGATCCGCGCGACCGCATCCTCGGTATCGGCCACCGGAATGTTGGAGAAGACGATGGTGCGCGTGGTGACGGCCACGCCGACGGCGCTCACCAGGTCACGTGGCTGGAGATACCGGTTCGGCAGATACAGCAAGCCATTGTAGGTGAACTTGCGGCCGCCGCGGTGATAGCCGACGGTTTTGCCGGGCAGATCGAAGCGGATCAGGTCCAGCAGCGCGAATTCGCCGCCCTCAATCAGATCCTCGACCTCGGGAGATAGCATGCTCATGAGAGGAACAGCTCCGTTGCGGTAAACTGCACATTATAGTTCGGCCAAGTCTTCGGCAGGCTGAAGCTCCCCGCATCCATCTCCATGATGCAGGATGGCTTCTCGAAATGGACGCTGCATGGCAGGGTGAACACCTGCAGGTCGAGACCGAAGCGGATCTTCAGGGTCACGACGCCCGCTGCGCTTGCTGTCGCGGCAAGAGTGATCCGGTGCAGCGATCGCACGAAGGTCGATTTCCGCACCTCGACATAGTCACCGGGCCCCAGCTTAAAGCCGGCCGGCAGGCCCGAGACGACGATGGTGTTGGCGTCAGTTATCGACTGCAACACCGCGTCGCCAGAAAATACACCGCCACCCGCCTTCACGCCGGAAAGCGGGTTGCTGCCCTGATAGGCGATTGGCCGAGGCCGGTGCGGATCGTAGCCGGCAATATAACCGCCATCGTTCGCGTCCATGTTGAAGGCGTCGAACAGCGCCGCCTCGGCCGTGGTCAGCTTCGATGCGGAATAGGACGCGGCCCAATATGGCGTCCCGGAATAGGCCGTCTCGGTACGCCTGCCTTCCATGCGGTTGGTATCGCGGATGCGCACAGGATCGAACGCGATCTGGCCGTAGACTACGCTGGGAAGCGAAATGAGAAACGCCATCAGAAATCTTCCCCGCCATTCAGGCGATAGTTCGTCCGGGCTTCCTCGTTGCTGCGCACGATGCGCACGGACTGGTCGCCCGCCTGCTCGAGGATGCTGGCGACCAGTTCCTTGCTCAGCCTGAGCTCAACGACGGTGCGCCCGCCTTCCCCGCCTCCCTCACCGGCCGCGCCCGGGACTTTGCTCGGCGCGATGATGCGGCCGTGGCTGGTCGGCGCAAAGAACTCGTCCTCATATTCGTTCACCCGGTAGATGCGCCCGGGAGAAACATCACCGCCGCCGGCGCGCGCACCGCCATAGCCAAGGAAGTCGCCGAGCGTCGTGGTTGGCACGAAGTTGGAGGAGGAACCTCCTCCGCCGCCGAAGATCCCGCTGAACAGTGAGCCGAAAAGCCCCTTCCCGTTCGTCTGCACATTGATGATCTCGGTGAGCAGCGCCGCAATCGCCTCCTTCGCATCGAAACTGCCGTCGACGATGCGCATCAGCTGATCGTCGAGGACCTGTCCCATTCTCTCGGCCGCCTCCTCGCTGCGCTCATACTGCTCGGCCAGCGCCTCCTCCGCAGCGAGCTGGCGGTATTTCTCATCAATGAGCGCCGAGATTTCCCGGCCTTCCTTCGAGGTCGCCTCGACACCCGCCTCGCGCAGCGCAATGGTCCGCTCACGCTCGATGTCGGTGAGCCCGATGATCGCCAGTTCCTCACGCAGCGACGCGATCACGTCGTCGATCGCCTTCTTTTCTTTCTCGGCTTCCGAGACTTTCTTGGACCGGCCGCCGCCTTTTTCTTCCGTGGGGATCGGCGACCATTCCCGCTCGGCCGGGCGGTTCATCGGCTTGAGGCGGTCGCTCAGGATATTGACGATCTTCGCCTCTTCATCCGCGAGTTTCCGGCTCTCTTCCTTCAGGGTTTCTATCTGCCCAGTGTAGCCGGCAAGGTTGGCGTTCTTACTGTTTTCAAAACCAAGCTTCCTGGCGACATCGGAGAGCTTCTCGTCCTGGCGAGCCTGCGCCTCCTTCTTCTTAAGGATTTCATTCTCGATCTCGAGCCGACGCTCGCCGATTTCGGCTTGCCTGCCCTGAAGCGTGCTGTTCATCTGGTTCTGGAAATCACGGAAGCCGTCGATAAATTCCGCCAGACTGTCGGCCGCAGAGACGATGGCGGATTTCAACTTCGTGCCGACTGTGGTCGCAAGCATGTTGAACTTGCGGTCGACGTCTGCAGCCTTCTGGATCATCTGCTCGTCAAGAACGATGCCCAGGTCGTTCGCGGCCTGGATGGTGTCGCGGATGCCCGCTTCGCCGGCCTCGATAAGCTGCACGAACTGTTCGCCGCCGGCGCCGCCGAAGATCTCGTCCATGATGCGGATCTGTGCCGCCTTGTCGAGCTCGCCCAGGCGACCGATGATCTCGGTGAAGAGATCAGCCGGATCCTCGAGCTTCTGCTTCAGGTCCTCGGCCGAGTAGCCGAGGCGCTGGAAGGCCTCTGCTGCCGAGCCGCCGCCGGTGACGATGAATTCGTCGGCCCGAAGGTTCAATTCCTTGATGCCGTCGGTCAGCGCGTCGACGCCGACACGGTTCTGCTCGGCGACATATTTGAGCTCCTGGAAGCTCTTGACGTCGAGGCCGGCCCGACGCGCCTCGTCGCCGATCGAGGCAATCGCGCTCGCTGCGTCGCGCAATGCGGTGACGCTGGCGGCGGAGACAAGCCCGGTCACGAGACCGGCGCCGCCGGCCACGAGGTTCTTGATCCGACCGAAGGATGCAACGACGTCAGTTGCCGTCGACTTCGAGAGTGCCCGCACCCGGGCAAGCGCGGACTCGAAGCCCTTCGGATCACCGGAGATCGTGACGGGAATGTCGGGACGGCTCATTGGTGACCTCAATTATGGAGAAGATCGCGTCCAACAGTTGACTTCCACTCACGCTGTGCAACTTGTTGCGTTCAACAGCAGCGGAGTGGAAACGTGGCGGTCGCGATCTTTGTGTTAGGCCTTCTTCAGGTATTCGGCGGCGTACTTGTCGCTTTCGCAGCAAAATCTGCAATGAATGAGATTGTCGGCGCCATTTCCTTCGGCCTCGGCGTCGTCGGCGCGGCGCTCGGCATCATTATTGCCAAGACTGACGACTAGGTGAAACCAAGCTGATCAACTGCCGATCGTCCTCGCGTTCGGACTGCCCTTCAGCGATGGACGAACGCCATGCTCTGCGGCAATGCGCCGGACCTCCTCACGCGAAATAAACGGTCCGCCACGGACATTGCCGGAAAGCCCCTCCACGGTCATCTCGAATTCCGCCGCCGTCGCCTTCCAGAACATTTCCGGCGACCAGCCGAGCATCTTCGGGTTCGTGGCGATACGGTAGAGCGACTTGAGATGATCCTTGATCAGGAGGGGCTTACGGGCTTTCCCAGGACAGCGTCTCCCGCAATCTGCGTTGCCGTCCGCTCGTCCCGCCGCATTGTCCCGGCAGCAATGTGAGCCGACAGCGCCTTCTCGACCCCCTCGCGCCAGGCGAGCTGGTCGGCGGCCGAGATATTGCCGTCGTCGAGGATTCTCGCCGAAAGCGCCGATATCTGATCCTCGTCGTCCGCGACGATCAGGCAGCGGACGGCGCAGGCGACCGCCTTCGGCTCGAAGCCGAGGAGGCGACCATAAAGCTCGTCGAGCGTGCGGGCGCCGATCGCGTCGGAGAGACGAGCGAGGCCGGAAAAGGTCACGGCGATGCGGAAGTCGATCGCACCGATGCGAACCTCCGCCTCGCCGCGCAATGGGTTGGCAGGCAACATGGAACTCTCCGATTAGACAGCCGGCACGAAGGTGAGAGCGCCGGTCATGGCGCAACGGATGTCGGCCTGCAGCTCGTTGGTCTTGTCGCCGGAGAAGGTCATCGAGACGAGCATGTCGCCTTCAAATGTGCCGACGCCGGGCACGGTGACCTGATACTCGGTGATGACCTGGTTGACGGCATCGGCGGTCACCGCCTTCATCGTGACAGTATCGACGAAGGCGCCCTGCCCGCTGAAGCGGATGGACTGGATGCCGTACATCAGCGCCAGCGTGAGCTTGCTGCCGGGATCGGTGCAGCTCGGCTTGGTGATGTCGATTTCCTCGTTGTTGATCTCGAGGGATCGCTGTTCGGTGATGCAGGCCAGGGTGAAGGCGCCTGCACCGGTCGAGCGGGCAAGCGTAAGCTGACGGCCGAGAGCCATGGCAAAGTCCTCTTTGTGCTGGTGGGAGTGGTGGCGCTACTGCATGCCGCCCAAAAGTGTGCAGCGGGTTTCGGGATAACGGCATGCAGAGCGTTTAGAGCGCAGCCTGTTCCGGATTGGCGGCGAGCGTCTTGTAGGCGATCTGGTAGTTGAGTGAACCGGCAAGCAGGGAAATGCCGGTCTGCGGGTTGACGAAGTACTGTTCCGACTGCAGCAGCGCCTCAATGGCGAGGCCGCCGAGAGCGATGTCCGAGGCGATCGCTGCCTCGATCAGCACGCAAAGCCGGTCGAATTCCTCTTCCGGCTCATCGTCCCGCAGGTGCACGACGATCGAGAGCGGCAGGGAGCGATCGTAGCCGTCCTCGCCGGCTGGCCCCGACGAGGGCCGGAGCATCACGATCTCCGATCTGTCGGCCCAGGTGACTGTCAGCGCCGGCAGCTTCTCCTGCGGGATAGCCCCCTTGCGGCCGCGCTTCACCTTGTCGGCACCGGAGAACTCCGGAATGGCCGAGAGGCGCGCAATGACGGCCGCGAAGATCTGGCTGCGGAGATGCGCCATATCAGGCGACCGAACGGCCGAGGTCGCGCAGCGTCTGGTTCACGATACCCGCGGAATAGCCCGCCTCGAGAATCTGTGCGCGCGCCTTGCCACTGTCGAGCAAGCGACCGATGTCGGAGCGGATCGCCGAGCGGAGCCGGGACGGCAATTGCGGCCATGGCCGCTGCGTCATGGCGCCGGCGGTCTGGCGCGCGGTCTTCTTCTTGGCGCCCTCTTCCGTCGAGAACAGCGCCTGGCAGAGGTCCTCCATCGGATCGACCGCCGCGTGCGGCGTAGATTCCTGTTCCTGTGTCTTCATGATCAGATATCTCCGGCAAGCGAGATGCGGAGCATGGCCCGCGCATCGTCGTCGATGTTGATGACCTTGTAGGTGACGCCGCCGATCGCGACGCTGTCACGTTGGCTGGCGAGACCTGGCACGGTGGAGGCGGATACGGCGAGCAGATGGGTGGTGCCTTCGACGGCCTGCTCCTGCTCCTCTGCCAGGTCGGCTTCCCGCCACACGCGCAGGATGACCCGCACGGCGGGCCTCGCGACACCGTCGACCGTGAACACGGCGTCGGCATTGCCGAAGGCCTTGGCGAACTTTGGCCCCATCCTCTCGAACATGGCGGGACGCGGCGTCATTTCGGAGCCTTGAGCTTTTCGATCTCGGCCTGGAGCTTGGTGACTTCGCCGGCCAGCGTCGCATTGTCGGTCTCAAGCTGCTCGTTCTGCTTTAGCAGCGTGTTGCGATCGCCGATGGCGCTGTCACGCTCCGCCGTCAGTCGGTCATTGTCGGCCGAAAGCTGGTCGTTGTCGGCCGAGAGCTTCTCGATCGCCTCGCGAAGCCTGTCGAGATCGACAGAAGGCACGGGTGCCGCGGACGTCGCCTCGGGACCGGCGGTAAAGGCGCCGAAATTCTTGCGGAAATTTTCCGCTTCCTCGGCCGTAATGCCGCCGGTACCGACCGGAACCGGCTCGCCCGGCCTGTAGGTTTTCTTGCCGACCTTCACGGTCACATTGAACTGCTCAGTTTTCTTGCTCATCGGAGCGTCCTTTCAAGTCCAGATATCCGCCGGCTGGAAACCGGCGGATATCAGGACGAACACGGGGTTGGGGATTAGCGGACCAGCGCGAACAGGCTGGCGTCCGGCTCCGGAGCGATCGGAAGCGGTGCTGCCTGCGTCTGGACGATGGTTCGCGACGGGTTCCGTTCCCGCCACATGTCGGGGAAGCGCTCCATGGAGAGGAGCGCATCGTTGTCGAGGATGGCGCCGTAAGCGAAGTGGCCCATGAAACCGAAGGGATCGAAGATCCCGACGCCCATGGACGGCCAGAAGTTGTTGCGCACCCCGCCAACCGTGTAGGGCTGCGAATACTGGATAAAGGTCAGTTCGCCGATGGTGCCGAGAACCGCGTAATACTTGTTCTCCGCGCCGGTGCTGACCGGGCCCAGCTGCATGATGCCGCCATCCTGGCGCCTGTTGTCGAGCGCCTCGAGGAAGCGCAGCGACTTCTTCAGGAGACCCGCAGCGCCGGGACCGAGCAGGACCTCGCGGGCGGTGAACCCACTGGTATCGGAGAGCAGCTGCGCCCACGCTTCGATATCGTCCATCGGATCGACGCCTGCTTCGCCCCAGCGCGCTGTACCGGCGAGAGCGATCGTCAGCCCGGGATTGCGGCCGAAATTGACCGTCTGCGTCGGATAGTCCTCGCCCTCGACGATGACCTGGCCGGTACGGATGACCTGCGAGCACATGAATTCCTCGCGCCGGGTGATCCGCTGGTCCTGGTCGTCGATGATCGTCGCCAGATTGTAGGCGTAGCGTTGCGCCGGCGAGTTGCGGCCGCCGATCGGCTCGCCCGGCATACGGATCATATTGCCGCCGGGGCGAAGCGTATTCTGCGGCTTGACATAGGCCGGCGTGAAGCTGGTCGCCTTGAAGCCGCGGTTGGCCGAGTCCTTGCCCGGCACGTCCGGGTGTACAAACGGCGCAAGCTCGCGATCCGGAAGGATCTTGTCGAAGACGATCTGTTCCATGTCGGAAAGGACCGTGGTCGAAAAATAGCGATCGCGCAGGAATGCTTCCGGGCGATCGCGGGGAGGCAGAACCGCAACGAGTTCCGCGGTGGAGAGGAGAAGTTCTTCCATGTGTGTGGTGTCCTTTCAATCTCGGGCTTACTTCAGGACGCGCACGTAGAGGGGAGCGCCTGCCTTGCGGAACGCGGCCTCGACGGTAGCGGCCGTGTGTCCGGCGCCCAGAATGAGTTTCGTCGAATCGAAGGCGCCGCTCGCGTAAGCCGCGGCGACGACGTCGCCGGCGGATGCATCGCAATCGGTCGCCAGCACCAGGGCGGGCGTCTGCGAGCCGTCAGCTGCTGCCGAAGCGGACAGGGTGTATTTGTCCGATGCGGTGATGTTGCCGAGGACAGCACCGCGCTTGAGGTTCTGACCGCTGACGATGGTGATGTTGCGGGTGATGACCGGCACGTCGGAAACGAGCAGGTCGTTCGGGGCGAAGGTTGCTTCTCCCATGATCAGGAATCCTTCCGGTTACGGCCGTGGCGGGCCAGGATGGTGGAGCGGACGGTGGAGATCACCGCCTGTTTCTCGGTGGCCTTGCCGCCGCCCGGTGTGCCGGCGCCGAGCGTCGGGCTCTTTCCGGCCATGCGACCGCCAAGGCGCGATCCGCCAGCGGAAGCAGACGAGAGAAGCGCACCCGCTTCCTTGGCCGAGTAGAACCTCGATCCGAAGGCGAGCTCGGCGGCGAGACCCGGATTACCCTCCGCCTTCGGATGGGTGAGGATCGAGCGGATGCGACCCTGCTCGGCGCGGCGAATTGCGCTGGCCGACGTCTTGCCGTCGTCGGTCTCTTCTCCCTCGGTTTCGGCGCTGGTGTCCTCTTCCTCGGTCTCGCTCTCCGGATTGGAAGAGCTATCCTCGGCGGAGGTGTCCTCCTCTTCGGTTTCGAGCACTTCCTCGTCGTCCGGCCGCTCGTCTTCCAGCCGGGAGCCCTTCTTGCCGCTAATGGCGGCGAGCACGCTCCGCGTGAGCGCGCTGCTACGCGTCAAGTTCGACATTCGTCGTCTCCAGTTGATGTTGGGGTTAGCCGGCTGTCCGGCTCAGTTCAGCTTCGAAGGCTTCGAGAACCTGCGAAGGGCGTGCAACCGCGTCGGCGAGGCCGGCATCAACCGCCTTCTGTCCGCGATAGACCCGCGCCTCAGTGGCGAGAGCGGATTGCTGTGTCAGCCGGCCGGCGCGGTACCGCGCGACGGTGGCTGCGAATTCGACGCGAAGCTCCTCGATCTCGGCGAGTTCCTGCTGAAGCACATCGTCCGGGATGGCCTCGTAAGGATTGAAGTCGGCCTTGTGCTCGCCGGCCTTCAGGATGGTGACCTTCAGGCCCTCCTTCGCGAGCCAGGCGCTCATATCGACATGCATCGAGATGACGCCGATCGAGCCGCAAATACCGGTCTGCGGAATGACCAGCTGACGGCAGGGCGAGGCCAGCAGATAACCGGCCGAGCAGGCATGGTCCGTGAGGACCGCGATGGTGGGCTTCACCTGCGAAAGCTCGAAGATCAGCTCGGCGCAATCGAAGGCGCCGGTCACCTCGCCGCCATAGCTGTCGACCTCGAACACGACGGCCTTGATGTCGTCGCGCTCGATGCAATCCTGAACCTGCGCGCTGATCCCCTCATAGCTGGTCATGCCGCAGGACTTGCCGATCCATTTGCCCTTGTTCACGAGAGAGCCCTCGATCTCGATGAGCGCAATGCCGGACGCGACAAGATCCGGACCGGGGTAGATGCGCTCTCCGTCCCAGTCGGTCGCATTGCGCAGCTTATCGCCAAGGAGCCCCATCTCTTCGCCGCCGGCGACGTGCGCCGGAGCGTCCGGGCTGCCAAGCACGCGCGGGCCAAATGCCCGCGCAATGATGTCGCCCTTCGACGGATGCAGCATCAGCGGCGTGCCGAACATCCGACTGGCGATTTCGGGATAGTTCCTCATGCCGTTTTCCTTTTGGCAATCCTCGGGATGCCGGCAGGATGCCGACGCGCCGACGTGCGGCCGTTGACCTCTTCCTCGGTCTCGTCGCCCGGCTCGGCTGGAGGAGCGGCGCTCGCCTGCGATCTGGCTTCCGGTTTGCCCGGGTCGGGATCGAGGCCGAGCCGTTCGTAGAAGGCCCGTTCCCGGGCACGCTGCTGCGCATCCATCTTCCAGTCCCGCCCCTGCTCGGCCGCTTCCTGCTGGAGCGTGGTGAGATTGCCGGCGAGCCGCTCGCTGGCAGCCTGCGCCTCGCGCAGCGGTCGATCCAGCCTCGGCCGGGGCCGATCCAGTCCGCATGGCACCATGCGGCCGGGTTCTGTTCGAAGGGAACGGCGCCCGCCGGGAGCTCGATCAGGCCCTTGTCGAACACCTCCTCGAGCCATGCCCGATAGATCGGTGCCATGAACTGCGAGGCGAAGCCGCCCTTCTTGGCGGTGAAGCCGCGCCAGATTTCCAGAAGTGCCGCGCGTGCCGACGAATAGTTCACCTGGCTCCAGTCCATGGTGAGCTGCTCGTAGGTGACGCCGATGGCGCTGGCGACCTTGCGCAGCGCCGCATTGACGAAGGCCTCGAAATTGGCGTTCGGGTGCTCCGGCTTGGTCAGTGTCGCCTTTTCGCCGGGCTGCAGCGTGTTGATGCGAACGCCGGGGAGATCGATCGGTGCAGCGCCGTAATAGGCCTGCTGCGCAGCCGACATTTCGCCGAAGAGCTTGGCGATAGCGTCATTGCCGTAATCCGCGCCCATCGCCTCGAGCATCTCTTCGGGATCGAAGGGCGTCTCAATGAAGGCGGCCATGACGGCGTTCAGCATTGCCGCCTGGCTTTCATAGTCCTCGTAATCGGTCGACTGCTTGATCGACCGCATGACCGGAGCCCAGTCGGAAACGCCGCGCGTCATGCCGGCGCGCTTCTGCTCGTAGGCGTGCACGACGATCGGGCGCCCCCATTCGGTCTCCCGCTCGACATACTCCCAATGCCACAGGCCGGTATTGCCGGCGAAGAATTCGCCGGGATGCGACTTGCGGAAGTGGTAGCCGACTGGTGCGCCGTAACCGTCGATGGCAACGCCGTCGCGCAGGAATTCTTCGTCCATGCGGCCGTTCGGGTTCGAGCACCGGGCCGGATCGACGACATGGATTGCCGTCTGGAACAGCGGCGCATTGTCCTGCCAGACGATGACGCCGAAGGCCTCGCCCTCGGGACCGAACCGCTGACGGGCAGCAAGGCCGAGAACGCCGGCCATGGTTTTCGTCCGCTCGGCGTCGCACCATTTGTCGACATCCTGCGTGTAATCGCGCCACAAGGCCTCGATCTTGTCGGCGATCTCCTCCGCCTGCTCAAACGTCATGTTGAGCGAAACATGGTTCGGCCGGGCGGCGAGCGTCCAGCCGGAGCCGATGATGTTGTCGACGAGGCGCGAGGTGCCGGCGGCACCCCAGCCGTCATTGCGCGCTACGTCGTTCAGCCGGTCGACCAGCTCGGAGCGCGACCAGGTCAGCGCCGACTGACCGGACCAGGTGCCCGGCCGCCATTTGGCGAAGGACGGGTGATCGTAGGATGCACCCTGGTAGGCCGAGGACGCCATCTGCCGGTTTTTCGCGACCTGCACGCGGGCAGCCGCACGTACTGCCGGCGAAAGCGGCTTCGCATCGGGGCCGAGGATCGTGACTTCGCCGCTCATCCGAAGATCACTCCCCGGCTGCGCGCCCTGGCAAAGCGGCGAAGGCCGAGCTTCGCCTCGAGGTCGCGGACATACTGGCGCAGCGCGCCGATATTGGCCGCGGCATAGGTGACGCTCTCGCCGTTATAGCTGAGCGAGACCTCGGCGCGGCCAAGCTCCATCTGGTGCAAGGCCTCACGTGCGTCGTCGAGCCGTGCCAGAAGCACGGCGCGTTCCTGTTCGGTCAGTGCCATATGGATGTTCCTAGCGGTTCCGCTGCGCTGCCCGGGCGGCGCGCGCGAGGGCGGCGGCGACGAGCGGCGATTGCTGTTCTGCCGCGGCGCTCTGGCCAGCGGCAGGTTCGGTCTTGACGGCGATCTGGTTCAGATGATCCTCGAGATCGCCCTGTTGCGGCGCTTCGAGCCGCCCCAGCCGATCGGCGATCGCGTCCCATTCCTCATCGGTCCAGTAAGGCACGCCCCAGCGATAGGCACCGGCCAGGCTCTGATTGAGCATGTCGATGATTTCGTTGCGCTTGCCCTCGGCGAGCTTCCAGACGTAGCGGGTGTGACCGCTCCGGGTCTTCTCCGGTACGCGGGCCTCCGATGTCGCCTGCTGGTAGAAATCGTCTCCGAAGCCGCCGGCGAAACGAATGTAGCCCGCCTGCTCCGGATCGTCCTTTTTGTAGTCCCGGTAGAGCCGGATCTTAAACGCCGAGGCGTTGAAGGTGAAGAAGCGGGAGGACCACTTTTGCTTCTTCGGCTTTCCCTTCCGGTCATACTCTTTCGTCTGCACGATCGGCGGTGCGGCTTCCGTGTTGCCGCCGCGCACCATGATGACTCGCGACTTCGGATGCTTGCGAACCCAGTTCCAGACATCGTCGGTATAGGCGTTGCCGTCGATGGCGACGCGATCGGCGGTGCGCTTGCGGCCGGCATCGTCGAGCCATTCGCGCTGCAGCAGCCGGTCGAGGGCGGCGCGAACCTCCGGCTCCGAGATATGGCCGGAATGTTCCTTCGCGTCCGCCAGGTGGCTGCCGGCGCGATGGTCGACGACGCCATGGTCGATGACGGCCCGGTACCGGTTTCTGCCATAGCCGACCAGCAACCACTCGACACGGTCACCCTGCACGTCCATGCCGAGCACCAGCGCCAGCGCCTCGGCCGGGATGACACCGCGCTGGAAACCGTGTTCCTCGGCGCGATCGCGGAGCACTTCCCAGTCGATCGCCTTGTTGTCCGCCTCGAAGGCAAGCCCGAGCCAGTCATTCCAGAACGTCTGCTCGGCGCCAGATCCCTTTTCCCGGTTCTCCGGTCCGCCGGCCTGGACCGTCAGCCACTCGCGCGCCAGGTTCTCCCAGCGCTCAAACGGCGAATAGGCCATCCAGATGCGGAACGACCGATGGCGCCGGCCGCGCTCCGGATACCTGGCGACCCATTTTGCGCCGTTTTCCGGCTTCACCATCCATTCGCGATGGTGCTCGTGGATCTCGCAGCCGCAATGGATGCAGACGAAATGCGCCTGCTCGGGATGCTCGGGATCGATGTGATCCCGCATGTTCTCCCAGCGCAGCTCCTGCAGCTCTTGGCAGTGCGGACAGGGGACATGGTAGGTCTCCTGCGTCCCTTCCTGATAGTTCGACGTGATCTTGCAGCCCGGCGATACCATCGGCGTCGAGATCTTGAAGATCTTGCCGTTGAAGAACGCCTTGCTGCGGCTGTCCGCCTGCACCTCCGGATCACCAGCCTCGTTCATTTGCCACTTGGCAAGATCGTCCTGGACCTGCTTTCGCGGCGAGATCATCGACAGGCCTGCCGGCGAGTTGGCGCCGGCCGCCTGGATGGCGCCGCGCCCGTCGATGCGTTCCTTGTAGAGCACCGAGTTGCTCGCATCGCGGCTGTTTTGCGAGAACAGCTTGGCGACCGCCGGCATCTCGCGCACCAGCGGCATCAGCTTCGTCTTCGACCAGCGGGCGGCGTTCTCCTCGGTCGGGTGGACATAGAGGAAATCGCCGGGCGCCATGTCGAGCGAGCCGAGCGTGAAGATGTTGGCGCAGATGGTACCGCCGATCTGCGCCGACTTCGCGAGGCTGACGATGTTGCAGGGATCTTCCGGCGACAACGCTCGCAGGATCTCCGAGAAGAACGGCACCAGGTCTTCGTTGTACGGCCCCGGATGGTCGGTGATGCGTTCCGAGAACACGATGTTCCGCTTCGCCCAGTCGAGATAATCGACTGCCGGCGGCGGCTCGCAGATCTCGGCAAGCACGCTGAGAGCGAGCCGCTCGGGATTGAACAGCACGGTCATTGCTGCTCGTCCTCGACATGCTCGTCCAACTCGGCCGCTGCGTCGGCGAAGTCGCGCGCCTTCTTGGCCCGATGGTCCCGAAACCCCTTCAGCAGCACATGGGTCGCATCATGGGTCGACACCGAGAACTGGGCGGCGATCGCCTTCGCCATCTCGGGGATGGCCTGTTCCATGACCTTGAACGCCTCGGCCACGGCCTTGACCATCTCTCGCCGAGCATCGTCGGTCAGCATGTACCGGCCGAGCTCGAGCGCTTCCTCGCGCTCCATGCGCGCGGTGGTGATCTTTTGCTGTTTCAGCTTCTCGGCCGCGACCTCGTCAATGAACGGGTCGACGATGACGGTCGGCTTTAAAGGCGCCTTCGGCTTCTCCGGCCCATCGAACGACAGCTCGGAAGCTAATGGTGCCGGCGGCGATCGCGTCGCCGTGCCGTTCGCTCCGAACCGCTGCGACGGGTCGAGGGTCTTGCGCAGCTGCTCGACCGCAACCGATGCACGGATCTTCGCGTTCCGCCCCTCGCCTTCGAGCGCTTCACCGAAGATCTTCCGCTCGGCGATGTACTGCGAGATGCGCCCGGCACTGACGCCGACATGAGCCGCAAACGCGCTCTTCGTCATGATGTCAGCTGCAAGGCTCATCTTTAGGAACGCTCGTTCTTTAGCCCGGCTCTTTAGTTTAGGCTCTGACTTTAGGCTTCAAAAACTCGCCCAGACTGGGCAACCTCCGCCGTGCCAAATACCCGCAGGCGGGCGGATGCCAGGAAGGACCCATGAACCGTCGGAGCGGCCTATCGGGCCGTCCGAACCGCCCGCTGGAAGGCGACGGCGAAATGATCGTGGACGTTGGCGACCACATACCATTCGACGACCTCGCGAAGGCGAAGACGGATGCGATACGAGACCTGAGGCACGAACAGGATCACCGGATGGATGGCATTCGTTGCCGGATCACGCTGGTAAACGCCCGGGTAGAGGTGCGAAGGCTGCTTCGGCACGAAGAACCGCGCGTTCTTGTAGTTCTTGTTCCGTTTGAGCGACGATGATGTGCGGGTACGGGTCGCGCCCGCTCCACGATAGTCGATCTGCAGGTCGGCCATGACGCGGTTGAGAAATCCTTGGGTCATGTTGCCGTAGCGATCGAGCGGCGCCCGCTTTGCCGGCACGGCCACCAGGTTCCGCTGCATCAATCCCCGGTCTACGAGCTGCCGCTCGAAAGCCTTATGGGTGCGCATGCCACCTTCGATCTGCGGACCGAGGAATGCCGTCGCAGGCAAGCCGCCCTTGGTGCGATCACCGGTCACGACAACCGCTGCCCGCAGGTTCTGGCGCGATGCCCGGTCATAGACGACGCCCCGCTTTGCGTAAGGGGTGGGCCGATCAAAGACCCTATCCATCTCTCGCTGGACTTCGAGGCGACCGCCCTTGGCCGTCTCGTTCAGCGTGAGCATGATGGCATAGGGCAGCTGCTTCCGCTCGATAACAGTCAAGGATCGATTGAACTGCTGGAGATCGACTTTGATCTGAGCATCGATCATCTGCAGCTCCGAAAAAGCTTGTGCATATCCTTAAACGAAAAAGGCGACCTCTCGGCCGCCTGTCATCTGGTCATAGCTTTCGCACTTGCCCTGAATCGGTCGCCTCGGCTCCGAGGCTGTCAAGGCTGGGGCTGATCGGTGTACCGACCTCGGGCTTTTCGCCCCGCACTCTCGTGCGTTCTCAGAGGCTCACTGCAGGATCATCAGCTCATCCAATGGCACGATGACTCTCACAACTTCTTGAGCAAAGCAAGAGGCACTGTCACCGGCACCTCGCCGCCCATGAAGTCGATCGAGACCACCACGTCGCCACGCCCTTTCTTGCTTGGCGTGACCACGGTTGCCTTCCAATCGCAGAACGGGCCTGCGGTGATCCAGACCGGTTCTCCAGCCCTCACCACCAGGTCAACAGGACGTTCCCAATCAAAGTTACCCTTGCTAGCCAGACCGTTGAATCTGCTGACTTCCTTGTCGCTCAGGCGCATGGGCCGATCGCACCCGCCAAGCACATCGATCACATGCTCGATGCCCAGTAATCCGGCGAGATACTCGGACAGCGCCATCATCTGCACGAGAACATAACCATGGACAACCGGCATCATCTGCCCCTCGATCACGCGACCGCGACGGCGCAAATCCGGCCCTTTCCGCATGGGCACGAGCGACCGCACGCCCATAGCGTCGAGACTGTTTTCCACGGTCTTCTCACGGCCCGTCCAGACTCGAAGCGCAAACCAAGGTGCCTTCCCGCCGCTGATTCGGAGATTCGCCGTGACGAGCGCGCCCTCGTCGAGCAGGCCGTCGGTGATTCTCCGCATCCGATCGGCGAAACGATCAGTGCCCTGCAGCGCAATCGGGCTTCCGGTAAACGTGCTACGCTGCATGATCATCGCCTTTGCTCCTGTTCGCGAGATAGTCGAAAATTCGTTCTCGGTAGCGCTCGACTGCTTCGGCGACGAGGAGGTCGAGATCGCCCTCGCCTTCGATCGCAGGGAAATAGACCCACTCCGGCAAGCGTCCTTCCGGGAAGGGCCAGCCGCGTCGCTTGTGCTCACGCTGCCACGCGGCGAACAGATCGCCGTCTCGCTTTACCGCCTGAAAGCCCTGCCCCGCCTCTTCCAGCGCCAGCGGGCATATCGAACCCTGAGCAGAGCGTGCCCGCTCCTGCATGCTGTTCACCGACGGCCATCCGGCGCGCATGCGCTTCTCGGCCATAACGTCCGTAAGGGACACCTGCCCGTCATCGATCTGCATCTGCTCGAACTTCGTCGGCGGAGCGACGATGCCAGTCGGCGGCAACAGCAGCTCCGAGATCCGCGTCGCCGCCCAGAGCTTGCCGAAGGGCGCAGCCATCGCGTTCGCCGGCTTTGCAGCCTCATCCTGCGCAGGAACATCCATCCACAGCTTTTCGCTGAAATATGTGGATGGTGCCGGGGTATGGGACTTCTTCTGCGCCTTCAGCAGCTGCAGCCATCGGGGGAAGCGCTCGGCCGCTTCCCTGCGCTCGTCAGCCGTCAGCGCGAACCAAGCGCGCTTCGCCGGCTCTTTCGGCATGCCGGCGAACCCGGGCCAATCTTTCACCAGCGCCCAGAACCCCTTCTCGATCGACTGCTCGCTCTCGTTCTGGCTTTCCTGCCCTTCCGCCTCGCGCGCACCCTCTCTCAAATCTGATGGTTCTATTGGTGGTTCTATTACGGTTTGGGTGTCACCGTGACACCCCTCGGCGTCGTCGGTGTCACCCGTCCCTGTCGCCGCTGTCACGGGTGTCACCGTGTCTCGGGTGACACCGTGACACCCCTCGACGGTTATTTTTGCAGCCTGCAGGCGGCCGAGCGCACCCATGTTGAAATCGTAGCGGGTGCCCTCGCCGGGCTTCCACCCGCCTTTCTTGCGGACGATCAAGAGACCTTCGTCGACAAACTCTGAAAGGATGCGCTGCACGGTCCGCTCGGAAAGCTCGGTCTCCCGCGCAAGCCGCCCGACGGTCGGCCAGATGCCCTTGCCGTCGTCGTCGGCGAAGTCCGCCAGGCGCACGGCAAGCATCTTCCGGTTCGTGGAACCGAGATGCGCTTTGAATAGCTGTGACATGATGGCGATGCTCACGCCGCCCCCTCTTCTGCGCCCCCGCGCGCAATGATCTGAATTCCGATGCGGGCGTATTCCCGCGTCATGCGGATTGTGTTCGGCGCGAGCCCGTCCCGGCCGCGCGTCGCCGAAAGCGCCGAGATCTCGGCTGCGAAATAGGCAAGGCCGTCGTGAAAACCGGCCGCGGAGAGCAGTCGGTGGATGGGCACCTGGTCGCGGATGATCACCGCGAGCGGGACTTCGAGCAGCCACCGCGCCCGCGCCTTATGGTCCGGCGCATCGGCGAGTTCCTCGATGATAGGTAGCATGGAGGTCACTCAGCCGCCTCCCCTGTCGCCGCCTCAAACCCCCACGGCGTCCAGCCCGGGCGCGGGCTGCGGCAGAACATTTCCAGCCGTGGCATGGCGGGATAGAGCCGCTCGATCTGCTCCGCGAAGTAATCGGGCTTGGCGCTATGCCTGCCCTTCCGCTCGCGATAGACCGTCTCCGGTTGCGAGCCGGGCAGTGGCGAAACCGGGTCGCCGCGCCTGCCGATCAGCAGCAGTTCGTGCCGGTCGCGGCCCCAATAGCCGGTTCCAGCCACTTCCTTGTCCCAGATCCAGTGGTGCACATAGGTGAAGCCCCACGCGGCCATGACGCGGAAAGCGTCGGGCAGCATCGGGTTCGTCGCCCAGAGAAAGAGGACGGAGTCGGCATTGGCCGGTGCGCCGATCTCGTCGAAGAGCGCGCAGATCGCATCCGTCGGCATGGTCGGATAGTGGTTCTCGGCGCCCTTCTCGCGCCCCGTCACTTCCGAGCGCACGCCGAACTGCCACGGCGGATCGGCATAGATAACCGGGAACTTCTGACCAACCTTGCCTGCAGTCGACGAGCCGGCCTCTGCCACATGCGCCATATGCGTCAGCCGCACGGCATGACGGATCTCCTGCCGCTTCTGGCGGATTTCCTTGGCGCGCTGGATAATCTCCTTTTCCTCGAGCCGCAGCGCCTCTTCCTGCGCCGCCCGCTCCAGGTGGCTCAGAGCCTCGCCGGCATGGACGGAAATCCGCCCGTCGCGGATAGCTTCGGAAAGGGCCCCGACACCGTGGTCGCGCACCCGCTTTGCTGCCTTGACCGCGCGCTCGGAAATCGAAAGCCGGCGCCCCGCCTCGCGGGCGTGCAAATTTGCATCCCCGGCAGTGTTCTGGTTGATGCCGCGTTCCCAGTCGACGATCCGCGCCGCCACCATGGCGCGCTGGCTTTCCGTCAGGTGCCGGCGATGGAGGTTGAGCGAGAGCACGAAGCCGAGGGGGTCCTTGCCCTCGTATTCCTTCGTCCACGCGTCGCTGCCGACCAGATGGCAAGCCGCCTCGCGGTTCCGCCCGTCAAGGATCTTTCCGTCGAGCAGCCAAACCGGTTCCTGCTGCCCGTTCGCCTCGATGTCGTCGGCGAGGCGGCGCAGCTCGTCATCGGGCAGCATGGGGAACAGTGCTGCGAGCGGATGATGCGGCAGGCGCGTGAGCGACGGCAGATCGGCCGTTGGCGAAGGCTCGATCTCGGCCGGCACAGGGAGGCGATCGGCGCCCTCCTCGGGTTGAACCCGAGAATCCGGCGCGCCGGGTCCGCCCTCGCCCCCCTGCCCGATTTCCGGCGACGTCACGCCGGCCAGCTCGCAAAGCTTCGCCGTCGGGTACCAGACCGCACCATCCTTCCTGTCGCGAGAGAGGAGCTGACGGCTGTTCAAATTGCGGCAAACGGCGATCTCGGACTCTTTCGATGCCCGATAGATGCCTTCCCGCAACACTGCGTCGACGATCTCGCGCGCCTTCGGCCCAAGCTTCGGAAACGGATCGCTCACGGGCTTCTTCCTTCCGATTGTTCGATGGTCGCGCAGACTTCGTCTTCGTCGATGCCGAGTTCGGCGGCGATCGAGTGCGTGTCCCGGTTCTCCTGGAGCCAGAGTGTCAGGACGCGCTCGACGAGGACCTGCCGGGAGAGCGTCTTCATTCCACCCTCGCCAGGCGATCGAGATATTCCGCGCCCGTCGCCGTCAGCCGCACGACGTCACGGCTACGGCCGACCCAGGCGACGAAGCCGGCGGAAAGCGCCTTGACCACGGCATCACGGTCGACGTTGCGGACGAGCGTGTATGCGTCGCCGCTCGCCCGCACCCGCCGCAACAGCGCGATGCAGCGCGGTCCGACCGGCCCGCTGGCAGTCCAGCACGCGGGGGAAAGGGTGCGGCGCTCCATCAGTGCACCCCCTTTCGGCCGATATCGCCGAGACCGTTCCCGCGCATCGATTCGAGCGCCGCGCGCAGCCCGTCGACGGTGGACTCATCGTCCAGTCCGGCGGTGATCGCCGCCGCGGCACAGGCGACAGTCACGACGCTCACTGCCGCTGCCGGGTCGTCGGGCAGCAGTGCGCAGATCGCCGTCACTGTCTTGGTCGGGTTTTCGGGTCCGCCGTCCATCACGCCGCCCCGTCCATCATCATCGCTTCAAGGCGGGCAAGATCCTGCTTCGCCGCCACGATGCGGCTGCGGATGGCCTGGCGCTCCGCCGCGTCGATGCGGCCATCCTCGATCGCCTGCGCGGCGGTGCGCACGACATCGTCGAGCACGCCGTCGAGGCGCAGGACCGCGCTGGCGGTGACCGCTCCAAAGCTCGAAACGCGCTCGTCTTTCACGATCCGCGACATGGCAGTGAGCAGGAACGGGTGATCGCAGCGCCGGTCGAGTTCGGCGGCAAGATCGAGGCGGATGAAGCTGTCGCGCCATTCCTCGCCGGTGGAGGCATATTTCGTCAGCGTCGAGGAGGCGACGCCGAGCGCCTCGGCTGCCCGGCTAACGCCTCCAAGCGCCTCGTAAGCCGCAGCCGTAGCGGCCTTGATGATGGATGCATGTTCGTCAGAAATTGCACGCACAAAAAAACCCCTGAGTTTGGGTCAAGGAAAAAATCAAGCGAAAGGATTCCGTGAAGACCGCGCACGGGCGGCGTACGGTCAGTCCATCATATCAGGGAGGGCCGCATGGATAGGCAGACGGAAAAACAGAGACAGGGACGCGCCGAAACCAGGCGCGTCCCTGGGCAAGGTCGCCAGTCGGGAGGAGGTAACCGGTACCTTGCTGGGAGAACATCATTCGGCCGCCTCCCGATGGATGGGGCGCGGCACGCCAGAAGGCCATTCAGCCCCTTCCGGCCAGTTTTCAGACAACCAGAGCATGGCGCGTTCAAAAGTACCCGTTGCCAAGTCGCCACCCGTCGCGATGTCATCGAGCTTCGAACCTCGGTTCAGGACCAAGGTAGAAACACGCTTCCGACCGATCCCACGCGCTTGGGCAAAGGTGTCCGCCACCGCGATGATTTGCTGTCTCAAGTTCATGCGGACATGAATGCGGCTAAATAACCGCATTTGTCAAGCTTGAAAGACCGCATTCACAAACAAACGCTGCGGACGATAATCCGCGCATGAGCAAGACAGTGATTGAGAAACTCAAAGAGATCATCGAGCAAAAGGGCATGTCGTACGAGAGTGCGGCGCGCGCCGCAGGGCTCGAACGAAGCTATTTCCGCAAACTATTTGAACGAGGAGGCGCGTCGCCCCGCGGGGAAACGCTTCAGAAGATTGCAAAGGGACTGGATGTATCCATAACGACCTTACTCTCAACGACCAACAAGCGCCCGGTCGTGTCCTCCTACGATCCTGATAATTCGAGTGGGGAGGAAGTGGAACAGCTGATGACGATTGGCTCGGAGACCGGGGTTCGGGGAATACCTACCGACGCTTCAGCGCAAATCGACATCACCGGCGGCATGGGTGGGGGAGGACTAAGCATTGTGTCGGAGGGTGTCCCTGGACGCCACGGGATGACGTTTGCGGCCGAGCATGTGCGCGACTATTGGCGTCTTCCACCTCCGATACTTACCGCGCTTGGTTTGTCTGCGCACGACGTAGCAGTCTTCCCCGTCCAAGGCGATTCGATGCAGCCGACTCTGGATGAGGGCGACGTGGTATTTATCGATACGCGTCACCGCTGGCCCTCGCCGCCCGGTCTGTATGCGGTCCTCGACGAGATTGGCGGCGTCGTTGTAAAACGCGTAGAGGTCTCTAGCGCTCCTGGCGCGGAAATGCAGACCGTATCTGTGATTTCAGACAACCCTCGACATGCGAAGAAAGAATGGCCGGCCGAAGAACTTTTTATCGTCGGCCGCGTGCTCCGCAAATTCGGGACCGTCAGATAAAAGCTGGGCGAGTGTGCCGCTGAGAAACCCGCAAGTGCGGGTTTTTTTGTGTTCTGATTCGCGACGCTGCCGCAGCCGAACAGATCAGCCTTAATCACTGTGCGGTCATTTAGCCGCATTAGGTGATTGACAGCGGATATTTAGCCGCATTATTGTCCGCATCACCCCCTAGTGAGGGCGGTGCGGAAAACACGGCCTTGAGTCTCCGCGCCGCCGGGAGGTCATCTTCCTCGAACCCGGAGACCAACATGCAACCGAACGGCGGAATTCACACCAGGAACACCATTGAGAGCATGGCCGAGGCGATGCGCTCGATCGGCGAGGGCTGCACAGATCGAGATCTGATTCTCACCGGAAAATTTTCGGAACGACAGGTCAAGCTCTTCGGCCAGCGAGCCACCGAACTCGCCACCGCCATGGCCCGCGCGGCGTAGCGCCATGGCGAAGAGGGCGCGTCGCCGTGGACCCCTGCCCCTGTGGTTCATGCGCGGCGCGCTCGCCGGCCTCGCCTTTACTCTCCCCTTCCCCTGATCCTGCTCTGGAGCCCTCTGGCCATGACTGAGCATTTCACCGGACACAACAAGGCGCGGCGCGAAGCGAGCCCCAATCGCTTCTTCCTCGCCTGCGCCATCCTTGCCCTCTCGATCGCGTTCCTCATGTCCGCAGCGCTGGCCGGCACCACGGCCTTCCGCAAGGAATGGCAGTACGCGTCTGACGCGAAGATCTGAGGGCGAAGCCATGGACCGTTTCGAAGTCGCCCGTTTCGATGAGACGAAAGCCCCCTCCGGCAAGCTCGTCGAAGTCATCGCCCTTTGCGTTTGTTGGGAACAGCAAGGGCTCACCGACGGGCCGAGCCGCGAGCTGAAAGTGCGCGCGGTAGCTGAACTCGACAAGCGGCTCTCACAGGAGGGCCGTTGATGCCCCAGCCAGTCGCCCTTCCAGTTGGCCACGATGCCGCCATGCCCCACCAGCGCGCCAGCGCCGTGCCGCTTGCCGCCCTTCGCGGCCATGATCTCACCGTCGCCGAGCGTTCCGCGCTGCTCGACTGCTACGCCACGCCCGATCGCACCTTCCTCGAAATCGCCACGACGCACGGCCTCGAGCGCGAGCGGCTGCAGGATCTCTGGTTCGATCTCTTTCTCACCCCTTCCCGCCGCTGATCCAAGGAAATCGAAATGGCCAACCTTGTCCGAAATCCCATTCCGCCATCAGGCCTTTCCACCTCGGCGGCGCTTCTGAAAGAGCCGGCCGTGCGCGCCGGCTATCTGTCCGGCATGACGGTCCCGCGCCTGGCGCTGGCCTTCGGCGTCGCCGAATATGTCATGGAAGGCTATGTCGCCGAGCGGCGCTGGGGCTGGAACGCCGCCACGCATCGCGGCATCCATGAGGATGGCCGCCGCACCGTCGTCTTCACCCGAGCTTCCCGCGAGACCGGCGGTTACGACATTCGCCCGATCTCCGTCCCGCGGATCACCATGCACGTCAGGGCACTGGAGGCGCGGGCATGAGCGGCGTCCTGGAGAAACTCGATGCCTGATCTCCTGCCCTTCCGCATCCATTTCGAAGATCCGGAGATCGCGCCGCTCGATCTAGACGCGAGCGACGCCGAGAACGCGCGCCATCTCGCCGCCACCCGCCGCGGCGTTCCCACCGGCGCAATCCGCAAGGTCAAGATCATCAGGGAGATCCAAATGACCGAGGCCGCCGAATGACGAAGCCTGTTCGCCTCCAGCTGTCTCGCCGCAATTACTTCGACCTGCAAGCGTATTCCAAGTCAATCACTGGCTTTGAAGTGGTGCATGTCGGTCGCCCCGGCCCATGGGGAAACCCCTTCGTCGTCGGCAAGCATGGCGACGCCTCCTATTGCGTAGACCTCTACAAAGCACTGCTCGCCGGATTGCTGCGCGTCGGCGCCGGACCAGACATCGAGGCACCGGGGCGCACCCGTCGTTTTGTCGCGGAGAATGCCCACGAGCTGCGTGGCAAAAACCTCGCCTGCTGGTGCAGGCCAGACGCGCCCTGCCACGCAGAAGTACTCCTCCAGGTCGCCAATCGCCCACTGTGCGACGGGGTCCGCCGATGAGCCACCCGCAGCCCTCCCCGCAGCAGAAGCGCATGGACGCAATCCGCAACCGGGTCGCGCTCGCGACCCCGGATTGGGGCATTCAGTCCGACGGCGGCCGGCTCTGCCTGACTGCGGCAAGCAGCGAAGGCACCTTCCTTATCGCGACAATCGCCGCCGGCGCGCCGATCGGCGACAGCGAGATGGCACTGAACGCGCCCTATGATCTGATTTGGCTGCTCCGGACCTATGACGCCCTCGCCGGCCGATATCGCACCCTCGTCGCCGAGCTGCGCCGCCACGCGGCTCCGCAGCACCAGCAGAAGCCGAAAGACTACGCCGCCGAATGCGCGATGAAATGCGCCGAGCCGGCTTTCAAGAAATTCCTCGAGGAGAGCCACGGCCTGGCGAAGCCCCTCACCGACGATCGCGCCGCGACAAAGGTCCGCTCGATCCTCAACATCCGCTCGCGCAGCGAGCTGAACGATGACGCGGCCGCAGCTGCCCGCTGGCAGGATCTGCGCAGCGCATTTGATGCCTGGAGGCGCCGAGGATGAGCAGCCGTCGTGATCGCATCCGCGCGAAAATTATGTCCCGGGTCCGCATCGATCCGGTAACAGGCTGCTGGGAGTGGACCGGCCCTGATTCAGGCAAGATCGGTCGAGGCAAGGGCTATCCCCGCATGTCACTGGACGGTCAGACAGTCGCCGTTCACATCGCCATGTGGACCAATGAGCATGGCTATATCCCCGGCAAGAGAGAACTGGACCACGCCTGCCGCAACCGCCTCTGCGTGCGACCCGAAAAGGATCACGTCGAGATGGTTACCCGCAAGGAAAACGCCAAACGCCGAGAACAGGCGAAGCGCGGAATGACAGGCCCCAACGGCGGACCAGCATTCGTATGTGAGGAAGCGTAGAGATGAAGACGCCCGACCCAATCTCCAACCAGGTCTTTTCGACATCCTTCCTGCTCTTCGCCCAGTATGGGGGCAAGGCGATCATCCCCGTCGAGGACGTCTGCCGCGACTACTTCAATCACCTCACGCCTGACAAGTTTCTCCGGAAGGTCGGAGCGGGTGAAATCGCCCTGCCGGTGGTGCGGGCGGAAACGTCTCAGAAGTGCCAGAAGGGCGTCTATTTGCAGGACTTGGCCGATTACCTGGATCGGAGGCGCGAGGCGGCACTAAGGGAGTTCCGTCAACTGCACCGATGAAAAATATAAGGGCGCTCGCGCTACGTCCGAGAATGCCGGTGGCTCTGCCTTTGTTCCTTCCGGGGTTACGGAGGCTCGCCCGCTTCCGGCCCGGTCCAGTCGTTCCCGCCCCGCTTTGTGAAGGACCACTGTGCGCCCCCATTCCGGTCTATCAAGCCTGTCCAATTTCGTCCAAGAAGCAGAAATTCCGCCAACTTGGGTCGGGCTATCCTAAGCATCATTGAAGCGTGAGGGCGGCGAAGCGCCCTTGAGCATACTGACACTAGCAGTGAGAGTTTCAGTACGACATTGCCAGAAAGATAGGTGAAGCAGAGCATTCTATGTGTCCGGTGTGGAAAATGCTGAAACCAGGGGAATACCTCTGTTCGGCCACTTGTGATTGAAAAACTCCGCCTTTAGCTTCGCAGTCCGTATACACATGGAAGCGTAAGTGAGCGGCGACGGAAAAATTACATGGTCGAACAAAATAATTTCAGAAACATTCTGATCGACATACCTTCTGATGAAGACCAGTTTCATGGCAAAGGCCACGACCGAACGGCCGCAGCGCTTGCAAATGCCATTCGCCATTTTAAGGGTGCAGATCGCGCAATTGGGCTTGATGGCCCATGGGGAAGCGGCAAGTCTAGCGTTGTTGGGATCGCGCAGCGCAAGCTAAAAGAAGCGACCAGCAATGGACGGGTGAAATTCCACTTCTTTACCTTCGACATATGGAAATCGCAGGGCTCGGCCTTCCGGCGCTCCTTCCTCGAACATTTTATCTCTTGGGCGAAGGTGACGTTTCCGGGAAAAAGATCAACTCTCACGGAAATAGAGAGCAAGATCAGGGGAAAGATACGAGAGGTAGACTCCGACAATCAATTGATACTGGATTGGTACGGAATAATAGTTCTACTGTCAGTTCCATTTTTACCAATTTATATTCTATGGACAAAAGCCGAATTTGATGATTATCGAGCGATCATCGATGGTCCGTCGTTTTTGTCCTCATGGCCGATGTTTTTCTTATACGCATTTCTCGCAGTGACTGCCATTCAGGCGAGCTGGAAGTACGGAATGTTGGCTTCATCGGGAAAGTTTGTTTCTATATCAGGGAGGAGCGCCAAACTTCGCAGTGTCCTCTCCAGAACACTTCTGATTAGCGCAAAGCAGTACGAGCACCAGAAAGTAACTCAGTACATCCGAGAGACGGATCCAAATGATTTTGAGTTCCAAGCCGTCCTTAGGGAGATTCTGTCCACAGTTCAGGACAAAAACTCGAGAGTGGTTTTGGTTCTTGATAACATAGATCGACTGCCAACAAAAGAAATTGACGAGTACTGGGCACTAGTACGTTCAATATTTTCCCGAACACATTCAGATAATTTTGCGAATAGCAACAATCATATCACGGCTATAGTCCCGTATGACGGACGGCTTATTGAGAACACACTCAAAGAAAAAGATAAACCAGATCACTCGTCGCTGCGGTCAAAGGAGATTTTTTCAAAGACCTTTGATGAGGTTCTGTCTGTCTCACCACCGGTCATGTCCAATACACGGGAGTTTTTCCGTGGAAAGTTAAAGGATGCCCTTCCGGGACTTAGTGATGATGATGCGCAATTCCGCGCATACCTCGTCTTCAGTTCCATGGTCGATAACGATGGAGGCCGGGCTACACCTCGACAGGTGATCTCTTTCATCAATGAGCTGACCAGCTTCTATGTGCTCCACGGGGGCCGGATCGCGCTTCCCACGGTCGCCGTGTATTTGGCTGTACAGGATAGATTGGAGGCCAACCCCCGCGAGTTGTCAAAGGGCGCGGTCATAGAGGAGCGCCTGAGGTCTATTGCGGCTGATAAGGAACTTGAAAGGAATTTGGCCGCTCTCCTCTTCAACGTTGAGCCAGAGCTTGCATTCCAAGTATTGCTCGACAACGAGATTAAAGCCGCCCTCGTTGCAAATACCTCTTCGGCACTATTGGAACTTTCGAAAACGCCCGGCTTCGATGACCGCATAAACGAAGTGGTATCAAGTAATGCAAAAGAGTGGCAGAGCGGTGGGGTGTTTAGCTCGGCAGTCAATAATGTCAGCGACATCCTGAAGATGCATCAAGGTGATTCCGTCGGGCATCTTAGAAAAACATTGGTCCAACAATTCCGCACAATGGACAGCGTGCACCTAGGGCGGGACACATCGAAGTATCTAAAGCTCTTTGAAATTTGCGATCGGTCAGACCTGCAAAGCGTTGTTGAGCATTTGCTTACAGCGGTCGTGAGCGGCTTCGCGTCCGATAATCTCGACCAGTCAAAGGGTCAAGAATTCTCTCGGTTCGTTGCATCGATACACGATACGCTGGCAGAATTGAATGAGGTCTCGCTGCTGGATGCTGCCATGAAGGAAACGGGACTGCCGTCAAATCCTGGATTCCTGTTTGGGTTTGGATCACAGCATCATTCCGCCGACGTAAGCATTTCGAAGTTCGTCAAGCCAAAGCTCGATTTGTCCTCGGATACGGGCTTCTTGGAAACTGTCTCCCTCGCCCAGCCTTTTGATGCCGTTGGAGCATTTGCGCAATTTGAGGCGGTATCAATGCTGACTGACGATCAATGGATCTCTATCGGTACTACGCTGGTGACCTCGTTGTCCGAAAAGAGCTTCGAAGACTATGAGACGTTCGAGGGGCAGTTGACGCTGCTGTGCAACGTTTGGACATACATCGGCTACAACAATAAGGCGAAAGTTGAGCTGTCTAAGCTCTTCGCTAGCTCGTCCTACTATGAGGAACTTCACGGCGCCTTTGGCGAGGATATGGGGCATGACGCACTGGCGCACGCCGTGGTGCTTGCGGCCGATCTGCACTTTGCCAACGGACTCTCCGTTCCGACAAAGCTCCACCCAAATGGCACCCGTATACCGAGTTCGACCGAGTTTAATTGGTTCATACAGATTATGAATGGAACAACGAACTTGGAGGCAGAACAGTACCGCATCATCGCTGAACAGTCGGCGCGATCATACCGGATACCAGCGTGGCTAAGCTACGGAAATGCCCACCCCGGAAATTCCCTGATTGAAAATACGATCCGCGCAGGATTCGAGCTTGAGCGGTTGCCATGGCTGTCGACTGCGGCTCTCTTGAGCAATTACAACTACCTTAAGGGCGTGCTGGGGGCATCGTTCGGGGCAGTACTGCCTCGCATTGGTCCCTCCTTCAATGCAAAGAGCTTCGAGAAATTTGGCGATGAGGCAATCCCCGTTGGTATTCTCCTGGATACAGCGAGTTATGCGGATACCGTCTGGAAGCCACTCCATGACAGGGTCAACGTAATTTTGGACGAAGTTTCCGTTTCCGCCTGGGGCGGTCACCTCGAAGCGGGCGACCGAGTTTGTGAATTGTTGAGCGAAAAGATTCGCTCATCAGGATACATCCCGAAGGAGGCAGAGTTCCGACAAACTCTCGTCAGGTTCATTCTGAATGCCCTCGAAGGAAGCGTCGTGCCAGCAAATGAAAGATTTGACTACGACCCGATCCTTAGCGCCGTGGACCCGGGTTATCACAGCAACTTGTTCAGGGAGATTCGAGAAAGCATACGAACGGAGTCTTCAAGCTCCCTTGCGATTGCTTCTCAAGCATTTCCCAAACTATTGGCGAGCATTTTGCAGTCCACAGATCGGGTCACCAAGGTAGAGAAGGACAATATTGTCCGTTATCTGCTATGTCCGGCGCTGGAAGGCAAAAATCGCACCGTTTTGGACATCTTTGTCTCACTTGGAAGAAGCCGTGTCTCTGACTTCATTAAGTCATCCGAACAAAGTACTCAAGAGATGCTGGAGCCCGCGCTCAAGCAGTTCTCGGAGGAACCTGATCGAGAGTACGTTCGGAAAATCGGTGAATTGGTTCAGGGAAAGAAAGCAGCGCGGTCTTGGTTCAGTTTCACGTGGGGTTCCGCGCCATCCAAGGACGATTAGGGCCGCCTTAGCAAGCACATACTTGGGGGAATCCCACAGACGGGGACCTGCGACAAGGCGAGCCCCTTCTAGCTCGCGGTGTTAATGGCTCGCTCTGTAAAACCTTGCTCACATGCCCACCAAGTGGTCCCCATTGCGAGAAAGAACGAGCGTGACCGCACTTCCTTCAAGTCCATCAACAGCGACTAAGGAAGGGTGGAGAGCCGAGACCGGTCCGTGGGGCGCCTATCGGGCGAGCGAATCAGGCCGTTTGCGGCAGCTTTCATGCAAGACTGGTTCAACAGCTGCCGGTCTGCTGTCGGCCCCACTCACGACGTTCGACCTACTATCCCAAAGCGTCCGAAAGGTCCGCAAAGCGGCCGTTCGGGCTAACCGCAGCAGACGGTCGGTACCACCAAACCGGTCACGGCGGGGCATCCGAGCTGCGTCTTGGCGAGCAGAAAGCGAGCGTTTATGCCTAGTTGACGCTGCCAGAGCGATATCGGCGTGCTACAATTTTGCTACAAATCTACAAGCGCCTTTGTTTTTGCTTCATTTAATCGCCGTTTCAGTCCAATCGATCATAGGCGCCACGGCGAAGACAGGCGCCTTGAAGTACTTGCCTTCCCCCACGTTTCCAGCCGTTTGCGCCGTTTCCTTCATATCTCGTCAGCTCTCGTTTGATCCCAATTCAGCCTATTTCCGCTGTGCTACCGCTATATTGACGCAAACGGTCGGGGGCTCGTGGCAAATTCATGGGCACCATCGAACGAAAGCGCCGGGACGGGCAGAAACATATACTGCGCAGATCCGCATAATGCGAGAGGGCGTGACAGTCCACACCAAGATCATGCAGCCCCTCGCCGCCGATCTCCCTCAATCGGTGGCATGAACACGACGGCAATGCGCCTGGACCCACATCGCGGACAGCGGAGGCGACTGGCGAGCATCGCCAGCGGAAAGTCCCGTCCGCGGGTCGCGACCAGCGTCAGCATGTCCAGATCATAGCTCCACGTACACTGCCGAACGGACTTCATGCCCTCACGATTTCCGAACGCACACCTTGCTTTAAGCTGCCATCCCAGGCTGAAAGCTTCGCCAATTGTCTCGACCATGACGACGAGATAATGCAAGAACAAAAGAAGAACAATCAATCGATAGTCGAACTCCCCAGAATTGGGGACCCATCGGAGGTCTTTGGTTAGCGGCGAACAGAGCGCAAAGCCCAATTGGGAGGCTGGCCCCTATCACCACGATTTCGAGCAGCCCGGCAGCACGAAACGGGGCAGCTTTGGTTTCGCGGTCGCTCAGGCGGAGCCGGATGTGTTCGGCTCTGAACATCAGCATGAATGGAAATCGCGCCATGAGGCGCAAACCCGGCATTGACCCCGGGGATCAGGGTTTCGAGGCTCAGGGACCCTCTAGTGCTGGGTGGCTATTGACTCGAGCTCATGCCGTTTTAGCTCATCGATGGCTTCAAGTGCTTCCTCGGCTGACCAGCCGGCTGACACCGCTGCCTCGAGCAGCTTGGCCTCCGCCTCCTGCTCAAGTTTCATGTACAAAGGCTCCAGTGCCTCTTGGACCGTTAGAATGTGCTCATCCGGAGCTACGACATGAACAGATGAAGTTGAGGGCAACATGGCACAAACCTTCCTCCTTCACACGGACGTGTTGCAGCAAAACTCTTAAGGTGGGCGTCTGTTCCACCAGATTCGAACTTTAGGAATTGGATGAACTCGCTCGGCCAGTAGGCGTTGTTCTGGCTCGTCTACTTGCTGCTCATTCGGCGTTTGCTGCCGAGCCGCTCACCCACGCGCAACCATCATCGATGGCGAGTCTGGAGATCAGCGGCGAACACATGGGAGAAATACAGCAAGGGCGCCTATGCCGCTTTTCAGGAGATCTCGAAGTCGCGCGGCGCTGGAATCCGGCGCGGCGACTTCGATCTGCCTTGCCGAGCGCGCGGGATGCGCGAGAAACGTCGGCCTTCCTGCTGATTCCGGGTCATTGCTTGCCGAGATACTCTATCACCTTTTCTCGGCTTGGCCCGGCCTCCCGGATCGCTCGAAGCGCCTTTTGCCGCGTCACCTTGGCCGTCCTCATTAGATAGGCGACCTCGTGCTCCTGTTCGGAGACCAGGTCTCGATCGCGGCCTTTCTTCTCAGGATTGTCTGCCATGCGGTTCCTCCATGATGAACAATAAAGGATAGGGGCGATTCACGTCGCGGCAAGATCGGAACCTCACGCGGTGTTGACCCGACGAGGAGACAACCATGGCTCTCTTCAGCTTTCGCTTCACCTCTTCCAGCCGTTTTGCCCTGCCACCGCTACATGCAGCAAACCACGAACGGTTTGCAGCAAAGCCGGCACAATCGCCGAGTGAAAGAGAAATTCTTAATATAACCGATAGAAGAAAAAGCATTATCGGGTCGGTTGGATGTATTGCAATCCGTCACAGAGTACTGCCGATTGTATCTTGTGGCCAAATTTGGGCGGCGGCGGGTACCTATAATCCGATATTCTGTTGCAGATCAGACGTTTATAATATTCTTGCGTAAGCCTGTGCTTTCTGTGCCATCCTTCGCCCCGTTGGAGGCTGAGGTTCGAAACATGTCCAAAACTTCAGGGAAGGAAGCAGGACAATGCGCAGAACAGGAAAAAATCTCATCGGTCCATTGCTTGGTCTCGCCTATGTCGTTGCCACGCCGTTTGCCTCGCTAGCGGCCTTCGATGACGGCCTGCGCCAGAGTACGGCGCTTTCCGGTCAACATGGCGATGTTCTTGTCGTTGCCGACGCCGGCAGCGTGCCAGGCGGCGGCCAGGAGAGCGGCTCAGGTGGCGGTCAGGATAGTGGGTCCGGCGGCGGTCAGGATAGCGGCTCCGGCGGCGGCCAGGACAGCGGTTCCGGCGGCGGTCAGGATAGCGGTTCCGGCGGCGGTCAGGACAGCGGCTCCGGCGGCGGTCAGGATAGCGGTTCCGGCGGCGGTCAGGACAGCGGTTCCGGCGGCGGTCAGGACAGCGGTTCCGGCGGCGGTCAGGACAGCGGCTCCGGCGGCGGTCAGGATAGCGGCTCCGGCGGCGGTCAAGATAGCGGCTCCGGCGGCGGTCAGGACAGCGGTTCCGGCGGCGGTCAGGATGGCGGCTCAGGCGGCGGTCAGGATACCGGCTCAGGCGGCGGTCAGGATACCGGCTCAGGCGGCGGTCAGGATACCGGCTCAGGCGGTAGCGAAAGCCCAACGACCACGCCGAGCAACTGACGCACGACGACTTAAATATGCCTGACCCTTAGAAGCACACCCTCCAGCCGCCGCGTTGCGCCCGCAGCGCGGCGGCTTTCCAATCTTCGGGTATGCCGCTGAAGCTTAATCAAAACCTGCCTGACGGAACCACTCCTGTATGCCGGCAAGAACCTCCGCCTTCGCGCCTTCGAATGTCGGTGCATAGCGGAAGCCTGTTTCACCGGTCCCGTTGCAGTGGGAAATGCGCCAGGCCCAATCACTCAGAGCATGGCGTTTCATGACAAAAGCGACTTCATGCCTGCCAAGCATCGCGCAGAAAGTTCCGTTCTGCAACGGCAGCCAAGTCAAACGGATCTCTGCAACCCTCACCATTCCAGCCTCCAACACCTGAAAATGTATAGGATGAGAGCCAAGTGCTTGAAACCCCGCGATTTAAGGGGATATATCCCTATACGAGTAGCAAATGGAAAAACAACTATCGATAAAGCCCCTCGACGGAGGAGCAAAAGGGAAGTGCGGGAGAGATAACGGCTCGGGTGACGGCGGCGGGCAGAAGGAAACCGTGTTTCAGCAAAGTTGCGGACAAATGGGGATCCCTCGGCTACATTGAAGCGCTCGGACTGGTCCTCCGATCCATATTCGGGAGGGAACCGGGCCGGGTCGACAGCGTTTTTGTAGATGATATCGGCAGCGCCGAATCGCTGCCTCACCGGACCGTGCACAGATTGACGAGGCGAACCTTAATTCGTGTCGTTGCGAATCCAGGAGGAGAAGCATGCAGGTTTTATGGGGAGACCCTATCGAGCTTGGTTTGAACGGAGGTGATGTGCGCATGGTCAAAGGACCTTCCGACGCGCTCGCGTGCCTCGCGGACCATTGGCCATATCGAGGCCCCTACTACGTGGCCGCGCGAAGTGCGTGCCGCGCTGCGATCGACGGGCGGCGCACCTGTGAGGAAGCGCGCAAGCTGTTTCTATCCGCTGCTGAAGAGGCGCGGCTCAAAGCGCACTAG